TAACATCCTGCGCATTCAACGATATTCCTAACACCGCAACCCTGCCTAAAAGAAGGCACTCTCATTACTCAGCCGGAGCCCGGGCTCTAGATTCTTTGGTCCCTGCACCCGTCGACCATGGAGATCACGTTTTTAACGGTGAGCCCCGGCTCCGGCTTGTAGCTGAGCGTCCCTTTGTTCCCGTGGTACCCTTCGAGCTCTATGAGGCCCCAAAAATAGATGCTCCTACGTATGCCCCCGTGGATCAGTTAGGTCCGGTACTTTCTCAACAAGTCCCGGTCGTCACTGGCAATGATTTCCAATCAATGTTGGCCGCTTTTAATAAGCGTTGCAACTTCCATAGTGACGAAAGAGTTGACCCCAGTATAGTGAAGGAGTGCAATAAACTTGCCTCCCGTGTTTTCCCGAAGATGGAACCCTTTGACTGGACGGAAGACATCTACCAACGGTGGGTGTCGAAGTTCAGCCCTGATAAGCAAGACCGCATGTCAAAGGCTTTATCCAAACTTCACGATGTGGACTTCCGCACCCTTAACACCAAGTCTCTTATGGTGAAGGGTGAAGTGCTTTTAAAACGGAATGACCCATCATGGGCTCCGCGTGTAATTTATGTGGGTAGCGACGAGTACAACGTCCTCACTGGGCCTCTTATGGATGAATTCAACAAGAGGCTCTCACACGCGTTAGACACGTTCTCAGACTCAGTAGTTGAGAAAGTCATTTTCGCCTACGGCAAATCCGACGTCGAGATAGCAGAAGGTCTCGCCGGATGTCAATATTATTATGAAGGCGACTTTAGCGCAAATGACAAAAGCCAACTGAGGGACGTACATGAGATTTTTGCACACTGGCTAAAGTGTTCTGGAGCTCCGAGGTGGTACATACGGTTTTATGTCGCTAACTCCTCTAGTTTCAAAGTTCGTTCGTACGAGTACGGTATCAGCGCCCTCATCCGGTGGCAGTTGGCCACTGGGGGCACTGATACCACAGGACGCAACACCGTGTGGAACTTTGGACAGAGTTATGTTAATGCTAAACGACAACAACTCCGTGGTGTGAAGATGGCAGTCCTCGGTGACGACTGCGCTCAAGGCACGGCTACAAAAATGGCAACCAGCCTGTGGGTCAAGACATGTGCTGATTCTGGTATGACACTTAAAGCCAGACAATGTCGCTTTTATTGCGACCTCACATTTCTTAGCCGTTTTTTCGTTCCGAAGGGTCAGGATAATTGTATGGTCCCACTGATAGGTAAAGCTCTGTGCCGTTTTAACGCTAGAGCTAACCGCAACCAAGATGTCAGTGACGACCAATACATTTGTGGCAAAGCCCTTTCTTATGCTTTTGAGTTCAGGCACGTCGGCTATCTTCGTGATGCTTTCCTTGCCCGAGCTCGTCTTACCAATTACTCCTTTGATGATGTTGTATTGCAAGACCTTACCTGGTTTGCCAAGCAGAACGTCCGGACCGTTGAAGACGTCTGTCAATCCATCCTGAATGAAGCAATTGTGTTATCCGATGACGAGTTCCTGGAGGTCATCATGGCCAAGTATGACATCGGACTCTATGACATGGATGATCTTCGTGATAGGCTGATCCTCTCTGATGCTAAAGAGGTCTTTAGTGATGAGAGGTATTACCAGTTCGAGCACGAGGTTGGTTAACTCTAACTGGATACCTGTTTGAGCTTGGTCCCCTTTAAGGACCCGGCGATGGGAGATGCTGGCGCCCAATCCACG